CTACTTCTCGATTTTGCGGAATGGCGTCACCGCACCAGTTACCGCACCAGATACGTCCTTCTTCTGTTCGGGCTTTCGCCCGATCGCGTCGACCGCGTTCTGAAGGTGGTCGGGGTGATGGTGACCGTAGGTGTCCTGCAGCACCTTCGGCGACATGCCGAGATAGCCGGCGGCCTCCCAGATCGGCACGCCACGCTGCATCAGCCAGGTCGCCGCGGTGTGCCGCAGGGTGTGCGGCGAAGCGCTGCTCGTGAGCTTCGCGAGCCGCACGGCGCTTTTGAACGCGGTCTTCACCGACGTCACCGGCTTGCCGTTGAACTCGACGAAATGCGCCGCGATCAGCCCGCGGTCTCTCCAGCGCCGCAGGTGCGCCAGCAGGCGCGGTGGAATCGGCATCGGCGGCTGCCGCTTGTTCGATCGGCGTTGGCCCTGGGCGAGCCGGTAGAAGATCCCGTGATCGAGGTCGACGTAGGAGCGCCCGATCGCCGGGACGGGTGAGGCGGCCGCGATCGCGCCGGCGCGCGACCCGCTGTAGAGGCCGATCAGGATGAAGCGGGCGAGGTGGCGCAGCGGGCGCTTGTCTGTCGCGACTTTCTGGCCCTTCAGGGGCCCGAACCGCATGGTCTGCATTTCCCGGGCGCGCCAGCACGTCCACAGCAGCGCGGCTGCCTCGCTGCGGGTCAGCCAGCGGTCGCGCGGCTCGCCCTTCTCCGGAAGCGCCACGCGCACAATGCCGCGGTGCAGGCCCTCCTTGGCGTGGTGGTTGACGGCGGCGCGCAGGTCTTCGAGGTCGCGCCGGGCGCCGCCGCGCCGGCCGCGCGACTTCTCGTAGGCCCGGCAATTCTCGCCGGTGACCTCGGACAGCATCTTCGCGCCCCACCAGGCGTTGAGGCGCGCCATGCGCTTGTCAAAGCCCTTCTTGTTGCGCTGGTGCTCGCGCCGGTCGTCGATGAAGATCGACAGCACGTCGCCGATCGGAATCGCCTCGATGTCCTGGACCTTGCGGCGCGGGGTGTACTTGTCCGCGAGGTATTCCCTCAGCTTCTGCTCAGCTGCTCCAATTTCCTCTGCAGCGCAGCCTGTGCCAACATCCCGGCCGTTGTCCCGGATGATCCAGGTAGCACGGTGGGTGAGGTTTCCCTGCTTGTCTCGTCGTTCGGATTTGAGGTGCAGGCGGGCACCTTTGCTTCGACGCGGCATCGCCTTCTCATCTCCTCGATGTCGGCCACCGTGGTGAAGTCCTTGCCGGCGATCCGTTCGAATTTGAGCCCGCGGCGGGCAAATTCCCGCCGCAGGCCGGTCACCGTCATCCCACCAATAGGAAAGGCGATATCGATCGCCTCTGCAAGCCGCAGAGGCGTGTTCGGCCCGATTTCCACCGTGCCGGGTCGTCCTGTCACGCGGCCGCTCCGATGCGGTTGAGGTCATCCCGGACCAACCGCAAAGCTTCGCGAGGGTCGGTTCGCAGCCAATCCGCGGCCTCGAGCTTCATGCGGAGATCGGCAATCGACGTCGCCGGCGCGCGGACCAGTCGGTTCGCGAAGAGGGCGCATTTCGTATGCAGGAGCTGCCGTTCGTCGCGATCGAAGCCTCCGCGCTGGGCCTCGCATGCCGCGCGCGCTTGGGTGAACTGGCCGTAGATTTCGGCCGGCGGCTGTCCGCGGATCGTCGCGAAAATGGCGGCGTCCGTCATCAGTGCCGCCCGGTTAGATAGGTGAGCAGTGCTGCCATCGCGCGATCGAACGGCGAGTTGTCGTTCCTGGGTATATTTCCGTTGTAGCAGGCATCGAGTGCAGCTTCAGCGAGGCTACGAAGCCCATCGATCGTAGACGGTCGGAGTTCGAGCATTTGCTCAAACAGGCTCATTGCTTTCTCGACGACGCTGTCCAACGCCTCCTCAGCGGCATTGTAGCCACTGCGCTCGTAAGCCAGTTCCATCTCGGCATCGTACTTTGCCTGTGCCGCAATCAGTTCATCGACGCGCTCTTTCGCAGCCTGATCCGCCTTACTGCTTGGCAAGCTGGGCAGGTTTGCCGGCCCATCGGCCAACTTTCGAACCTGGGATGGATCCGTCCAATAATATCTCGATGTGCTGCCATCCATCAGCAGCGGATTTAGCTCAGTCCGTCCAACTGGATCGTGAACCCGCCAAAGCAACGTCCTCGGCCGTTCCGGCTTCATGGTTTCCGCGATCTGGCTCGCTCGATCGCATTCATTCGACAGGCGCTCTTCCTGCACGCGCAGTCCGGCGATCTGACGCGCAAGCTCGACCAACGCGGCGTCGTCGCCGTAAGCCGCGCCGAGTTCGGCGCTTTCGCAGCGGATGCCTGGCATGGCGGGACGGGTAGAAGTGAAAATTGTCGAGCCGGTTGCGGGTGAGACGTGGACGTTCATCGGTGTGTTCCTCTTGGCTGGTTGCGAATACCGTTCAGCGGGTGTGCTGGCGGCGGCTGCGGGTCATCAGCGCGTGGCGCTGAACGGCGGAATTGTGCGGAGGAAGGAAGGTTTGGCGCTGCGGCAAGACCGGCTTCGCGCTCGGAGCCAAATTGGCCGAGCGTATGCTGGCGTTGAAGTCGCTAAGCGCGAAGGGGCCAAGCCGGCCGACGTCGGCGGAATGCTCGCTGTCCGCGTGCTCGGGCAGGTTCGCCAAGTCGCGCTCAACACTCAGAAGGAGGGCCTTGGAGTCGGCCCCACCGTCGATCAGCAGACCGGCGCGGATCTTCGAGATGATCTCTTCGTGGGTCGTGGCCCGCAGCGCGAGCATCGCGGCGTAGGCAGCCCGGCAGGCCTCTTCGGCCTCATCCGAACGGTAGCTGTCCGGAGCAACTGCCTGCTTGGCGCTGAAGGCGCTCATGAATTCGATGGTCTTGGAGGTGACCGAAGTCCTGATGTTGAAATTCATGGCGCGCTCCATCGGCTGGCGATAGAGCTTGTATAGTATAGCTATACACAATTGTCAACGGCGATAGTGAAGGGCCGTTAGAGTTTGATCGCTTGGTCGCCGATCCGGACGAATCCTGTCACCACCGCCCCCTGCGCTTCCACTGCGGCCTTGATCTCCTTTATCTTCTGCGATGCCTGGGTGAGGGTCGTATTCTCGTCGAGTTGGATCCGGAAGTGGACCTGAATGGTGAGGCGTCCTGCAGGTGGATTTTCGCCGTCGCTGACGGGAGAGGGGCCGCGTCCAGTCGATAGCCAGTCGGAATCAACCTTCAAAAGGGATGCTATTTTACGGCAATTCGGCGCCGATGGTTCGGTGCGGTCTGCTTCCCATTGGCTCACGGCGCCACGTGAGACGCCGACCGCTTTTGCCAATTTTGTTTGGGTCCACCCCGCCTGGTCGCGCGCCGAGGCGATCCGGGCGCCGATGGTGAGATCGGTGGTCGGATGGTCTTCCTTCGCAGGATTCGTCTGGTCCGGCTGGCGCAACGGCTTCTTCATGTCCCGACTATCGCGCTTCTATACAAAGTTTTCGAGGATAGTGTTGCTAAACAGTTGACCGGTTTTGTGCAGTAAGTTAAGTAAAGCTATACGAGGGTTTTGGCATGGATAACGGAAAGAGACTCGCAATTCGGGCTGCTGGCACACAGGCGGAATTGGCGCGTCGGCTGAAGATCAGTCGTGGTGCGATTTTCCAATGGGATCGGATTCCATCGCAGCGCGTGATTGAAGTTGAGGAAGCGACCGGCGTTTCCCGGCGTAAGCTGCGACCCGATCTATATCCTCCGATGAAGAAGTTCGGCGGGAACGCGCCGGGGGATGCGCGTTCCCGCCGTTCGCCGGCTGGGGGCGGTGCCGGCTCTCGGGGGAAGGGCGCTCTATGACCATCCCCGATTGCGGTGTCGTTCTTGGGTTCGTTCGTGGTGTGCGCTCCGTCGTGCTTCAGCAATGGAGCACAGCAGATGGAGGAAATATCCGAAATGACGTCGGACGCGCTGTTGCGTGAGGCTTCGAGCCTCTTGCGTTCTCTCGCTGCTCCGGCGGTTGCCGGCGAGAGCATCAAGGCCTGCCAGTTGCGGGTTCACCGCCGCCTCAAGACTTGGTCGCCAAATCGCGTGCGGGATCTATGGCGGCCGGACCCGCGCGCGCGAGTTCAGGCCCACGAAATCGAGCAGCTGCGGCAGGCCGCGGCGAAGCGGCGCGCCGACAATGAGGCCGGCGCCGAACTACGAGAGCTGAAATCCAGGATCGAGCGCCTTGAGAATCTCCTGCTCAATTCCGACCCGGAGATGCATCGCCCGGACCTTGCTGCGCTGGGGCAGCTGCGTGGCGAAGCGGTGCGAGCGCTGGGCCCGCGCGATCGATCCGAGCCTGAATGAGATCGACGTGAAAGGGAGGCCCGATGAATTACAGCGAGGCTGAACCGATCCGGAAATACCCGTCGTCACCGGTTGGCGCGGTTGTGCTCGCATTTCCAATCGCCCGGCGAGGCGACCTGGTGCGCCGGCTCGCTGTGCAAATGGCGGCGCGGCCGCGCGGCCAGGCCGAAAAGCACCTGCAGCTGCAGCTTCGCCGGCAGGAGGCCTCCCTTCGCCGCAAGCACCTCGCCGAGGACGTCATCTCGAGGCAGGTCGCCTCATTTGAGGCAGCCGTCCGCGGAGAGCTCTGGCGCCTGGTGCTGACGCCGGACCAGCCGAGCGGCGCCGCCTGAAATGGAATCCGCATCCCAACATCGACGGGTGACGACTTTCGCCGACCGGAACGCGTGGGAAACAGCGCTGCTCGCGACGCCTCTCGAAAAGGGCGGGATCACCAACGGCGACAAGGTTGTTGGGATGCGGCTGATCAAACACCTGAACCTCAAAACTGGGAGGTGTTTCCCGACCGTCGCGCCCACGTTGACGCGGGGAACAGCGCTTTCGCGGCAGGCCGTGCAGGGGGCGTTGAAGCGCCTCACCGATGACGGTTGGATCAGGCGCGCGGAACGCGCTGGATCGAGCAGCACATTCGAATTCCTGATGACGTGCGTGCCGGTGGAGCAGGAGGGGGTGCCAACTGGGGTTGGCACCCCATCGGGTGAGACGGCAGGGGAGGGATGCCAACCGGAGTTGGCACCGGTGCCAACTGGGGTTGGCGGGGGGTGCCAACCCCAGTTGGCCCATAACATTGAACCTAATCTTGAAAGGAACAGAGAAAGTATATCGACCGACGATTTGAATGAGGGATTCGAGCAGTGGTTCGCCGCCTATCCGCGACGGGAAGATCGGGGCCCGGCCTTCAAGGCGTTCAGCAAGGTGGTCACCAGCGGCCAGGCGACCTTTGAGGATCTGATGGAAGGCGCTCAGCGCTACGCGGACGCGCGGGACGGTGAAGACCATACCTTCACGAAGAAACCGGCCCGGTGGCTCGCTGACGAGTGCTGGAAAGACGATCCGGTGAAGCCGACGCGATCCAACGGAAGCGTCATGGACGCCATCAATCGCCGCGTCGCAAGCTTTAGTGCCAAGCCCAGGCATAGCCTTACCGAGCAAGGGGGCGGCCGGCCGGTCCGCCAGCTGACGTATCACCAGGAGCGCCAGGTCGAAACGCAGGAAATCCGAGAGGCCCTGAGAAGGGTCGCAGAGGGGGAGGGGGTGACGATCGAGGGACAACGCGTGCCGGACGCGTCGACCGCGCCAGCGCCCGCCGTAGAGCGCCCCGCGGCCCTTCCAGCGCCACCGGCAGCGCCGGTCGTGCGGGCGCCGCCGGTGCCGAAGCCAAAGCCCCTGCCGCCGCGCCCTGACCCACAGCGGGGCCGATACGAGATGGAAATCCGCGCCGCGCTCGGGCCCGATGTGTTCGATCAGCTCGATGAGGCCGCCGTGGACGGCCTATGCAAGCGCTGGAAGGCCAAGAGGCTGCCGCAGACCGAATTGGAGGCCATCCGCCTGCAGCACCAGCGGACGGCCACCGCTCCGCCGGCGGCCAAGGTCGGGACGGGATAGGTCACCGACATTGACCCAACGGTGACACAATCGGCCGCTGGCTTCGCGTCGCTCATGTTAAAAAGCTTAATCTATTCAGAAATTTAGTGTCGTCAGGGCTGCGTCGGATGGGAGCGCGTCGTCAACACCCGGGGAAGATTGTCGGCGAGAGCCCAGGTGGCAAGCATGGCCCGGCCGACGGCTTGCCGGACACCCGATCCTGATGTCCGATAAGCTTCATTATCGGACGTCAGAATTGGCGGTCACCGGGGTTTTGGGACCAGTACGCGCGCGCGAGGGGGTGCTTGAAGGTATCCTATAACGTCTGATGCTAGGCCAATCGCCACATACTCTCCGCGATAGGTACTCAAAGGAGAGATTTGAATCTTTGAAATTGCTATGGTTTTTGATGTATGAGGTATTCAATAACCACCATAGAGTGGATCTCCAGCACGCTGAGAACGCCCCGGTTTCGGTGTTTTTTGGCTTTTGTGCCGGGCAGGGGTTACCGGAAAGAAACCGACCGGCCATATGTCAAGTGACAAATCAGGGTGGTTGTGAGATACGTCGCGGATGATGGCAAGCATGCTCCGGTTCCAGTTCAACGAAAAGAAGGGCGTCGAGGCGTTGACCTACGTCGCCTCGAAGTGGCCGGGCGTGACCGCGTTTTTCGCGGCGAAGGTGCTCTTCTTTGCCGAAAAGAAGCACCTCAACCTCTATTCGCGGCCGATCGTCGGCGACACGTTCATCGCCATGCCGAACGGGCCGGTCCCATCAACGCTCTATGACTTCATCAAGGGCAAGCTGGATCAGGCCGGCGATCCCGACGCGGTCATGGCTGCCCTTGGGGTTGAGCGGGATCCCTATCCGCGTATCACTGCCAAGCGTACCCCTGATCTGGACGCACTGTCGCCAAGCGACTTGGAGTGCCTGGACGAGGCAATGGCTTTTTGCCGCGGTCACGGGTTCGGAACGCTCTCCAACCTGACGCATCAAGAACGCGCCTGGTCGGAAGCCCCTGCCAATGGTCCGATGGACTACGAGCATATGATCGACGGTGAAGGGGACAACCGCGACGCGGTTGTCGCCGAGGCCAGAGAGTTCGCGGCCTACGGTGTTCTGTGATTGCTGGCCACGTCTACGTCATTCACACCATCATTGCGAAACCGCCGAAAGACAAGATTACCGTCTGCATATGTGCGGCTGACAATCTGTTTTTTTGGATCAACACCAATCCCCAGCGTCACGGGGTGGGGCAACTTCCACTTGTTGCCGCGGATCATAGCGCTGCGCTGACGCACGACTGCTTTCTGGATTGTTCGCGCGTCGTGACACATCCGCAAAATGAGTTGGACGCGGCTCTACATCGCAGCGCGATTTCGCCCGCACTGGCCCGGCGCATCGTCGAATTTCTGGAAAACCATCCGCCGAAGACCTTGCCGCCGCGCCACCTGAAGGTGGCAATCGACAATCTCGCGAAGCTGTTTCGATAGGTGAGGCAAATTTGCCCAAGGCGCAGATATTTTGACGTGGCGGCGATGATGGACCGCCTGCTGGTGCTGATCGCGGTCCTGGCGCCGTTCGCCGCCGCGGCCAAAACGCGGCGCTCTGTCGTTCCTTCGTCGTATCCGCTCACCTCGCGCTTCCGATAGCGAGCGTAGGAGCTTCACTCCGTCCATGGGTTGTGTAAGGATCGGTCCGGATGGCTGACCTCCGGAGCCCCTATGGCCGACGATCCGAACGGAATCCAATTTGCGCTGGTTGCAGGTGGAACGGCGATCGTCGCCGTCGGCACCATGATTGCAGTAGTGCGCTCCGCGAGGCGTCGCCGCAAAGCGGACCTGAGCGAACGCGAACGTGAGATTTCTACTAGGCTTGCCCGCATTTCTGAGGTGTACCAGGCCGCACCTGAGGCCGCCGGTCCGTTGTTCTTCCTCCTTTTCGCAAGCGTTGTTTGCGGCTTCAAATACTTTTCAGCAGAGACCTACGCTCAACAGGGGATTGCTCTGCTTTTGTGGATTGGGAACTGCTTGTTTTGGGGAATCTTGACGCTGGTGGGCGTCGCTGCTCGGCGTAGAACCATGATTGTTTACCGTGATCAGCCCAACGCTGATCGGCGCGAGCCGACCTTCTAACCGGGCTCTGATTCAACGCGCTGCGCCGTACTGTCAGCCGTGATGATTACCAGTTTGGTAGTTCTACGGTGGCTGCTGCAAAAATCTTTTGGTTCCTCCACAGTTGCATTTGGCGATTAGTCCCTGAATCGATAGACTGAACTTGACCAGTCTTTTCGCTTCATGGTTCCCCAAATGGCCGAAGAATTACCGACTGCTGCAAAAATCTTCATCGTGCAGGAACTCGCCTGCTTTGCTCGCCCGAGCGAGATCGTGAAGACGGTGAAAGAGGAATTCGACCTCACGGTCACCCGCCAGCGCGTGCACGCCTACGATCCCACGAAGGCCGCAGGTGCCAGCCTCAGTCCCGAGTTGAAAGAACTCTTCGAGGCCACCCGAAGGAAGTTCATCGACAACGCAGCTGAGATCGGTATCGCAAACCGTTCCGTTCGCCTCCGCAAGCTCAACCGGATCGCCGACAGGGCCGAGGAGGCCGGTGCGCACGTGATCGTCATTCAGGCCTGCGAGGCTGCGGCCAAAGAGATGGGCGGCGCCTTCACCAACAAGCGTGAACTCTCGGGCAAGATCGACGCGAAGGTCGAACCTGGCCGGGTGGTGATCCTGCTTCCTGACAACGGGCGCGGCGATTACGACTTCTCGCGTTACTCGACAGAGCAGCTTCTCGATATGTATCAGCGCGCAGCCCGAAACGAGATCGAATTTCGGCCGCTTCCTGCGCCAGCATCAACATCAGACACCAACGCCGCCGGCTGATCCATCATTCCGCCGCCGCGGCCAACGGAGGGCAACGTGGGGGTTAAGGCTCGCGTTAAGGCAATCGTTCACGACGGCAAGCAATATCCCGAAGTCGACCCTCGCAGTCACCGAGATCGAATTCTCGGGATGGCAGCGCACGCAAGCTCGCTCGAGGAGCCGAGCAGGCGCCGGGCGGTGAAAGGGTTGCTCTTCGACCGATTGCTTGACGACGAATGCTGCGAGGCCAAGCAGGTTCTGGTGGCATCGTATGGCCGGAGGTTCGAATACACCTTCTTCTATGCTTGGTGGATGGCAGGTGCTGATGTCGGCTTCGAAGAACGCGATCTTCTTCTGCAGGTCATTGCCGGCTACGCCGCCAAGTCGCGCCGCGAATATTGGCTGATCCTGGAGAAACTCCGCCATCATGAGCAGTACCTCCGAGCGAAATCGAAAATCGAAGCGTTTCGTCACCTTGCCGAGAGCCCTGACACGGGGCCTCTTTTACCGAATGCGCTGAAGAAAATTGTGACAGGTGCTGCGAACGACGACGATGTGTCGACCGCACCAGGGCGGCGCAAAAAGAAGGCGCCGGAACGCGAACGAGTTCTCGATCGAATGATCCATGATTGCAGGGAAGGGATAGACCCAAGAGGTGAGAATTGGGATCACCTTGAATTGAAGTATGAGTGCGTCAGAGGTACCCTGAACAATGCATTCAAAAAGCTGGAAGGCAGACTGACCGAACTCCAGCTGAAATCACAGTATCCGTCGTAGGCTCCGGGCAGCGCGGTGACGGCGGGGTGATCACTTATAGATCGTCGGGGATGATCGTTTCCGCATAGCAGCGGCATGCGTGGTCGCAGACCGTGCAAGATCCGGGGTGTCCATTTGGAGGCGGACTATCCCAACGAAAGGATCGTCCCTCATTGGATTGGCATTGCTCGCATTCGTCGAGATCCGAGCCCCTCCATATGTAACCTAGAGACCCGATGCCGAGCGCCGATCGTTTTTCATTTTGGAATGTTTTACGGAATTGAACCCTCAGATTCTTGTCTGCCAGTTTTCGTGCAGCGGCAATCTCCTCGGGTGACCGTCGTTTGCGGCGTGGATTCTGTTGTTCTGCCTGTGGCGTATTAAAGATCGGATCCAATCGGCCCAACGGTTGTCGCTTCCTCCAGAAAAACAGGAACTGAAAAAGCCTCACAGGTCATCTCCCGACTATCGCCATCGCAAAAAGATCGAATCAACTAAGCTGACTTACGCTGACCAAGATGACCGCATTTTAGTAGCTTTCCGGTCCCCTTGTCGCTTCCATAGCAACGGGTCGCCATCGCAAGCGGAGTCCTCGCCGCTTCGATCCGCGAATTCCAGGTAGCTGCGCCGCCCCCGATATGGCGCTCGGTGGGTCGGCTGCAGCGCCGGAACAATATGGAAAGGAACCATGGCAAAGCAAGTTCGAATGAAGGTGCGGGACGCTGGTCGTAAAACCCGCACGCGCGACGTCGCCGAGAAGACCCTGATCGCAGTTTACAGCGGCCCGGAGTACGTCGCGGAGCGAGAGGGCGATGAGCTGCGGATTTATTCGATCGGACAGGATGGTGTTGCTGGCGTGAAGACTGGAGACAGCGTTGTGAACGACGCTCTGTCGCAGGTTCGAAAACTTCGCAACGAATTTGCGTCGCTCAATCAGGCAGCCTCTAGTTTCTGGGACGATCAGCGCGCGAAGCAGGGCGATGCACTTGGCATCGACCGAAAGCGCTAGGGAGCGCCGTCGATGGAAGCCGGCATCACCAAGCTCATCGATCGCCGGAAGCAGTTCCAAGATGCGATCCTCAAACTGGCAAACATGAAGGTGCTGGTCGGCGTTCCTGCGGAGAAAGGGACGCGCCAGGCCGACACTCCGATCAATAACGCCGCGCTCGCCGCGATCCATGACCGGGGCGCTCCGGAGGCTGGCATCCCGGCGCGGCCTTTCATGCGGCCGGGCATCGAGTCCAAGCAGGCGGAGATCACAGCGGGCTTCATCAAGGCCGGTGAGCTCGCTTTTCAGGGGCGGCCCCAGGCGGTCGATCGCCAGTTTCACAAGGTTGGGCTGATCGCTCAGGCCGCGATCCGTTCGAAGATGAACGATGGCATTCCACCCCCGCTCGCTGACGCGACAATCGAAGCTCGCCAGCGGCGCGGCCGCACCGGCACCAAGCCGCTGATCGACACCGGCGCGCTCAGGAACGCGATCAACTATGTGATCAGGACTGGCAGATGAACTCTCCGATTGAAGAATACCTGGTCAAGCTCGGCTTCCGCGTCGACGGAGCGAGCATGAAACGTTTCAACGCCGCGGTGGCGGCGAGCGCCAAGGAGGCGGCCGGCCTTGGGGCTGTGATGGCATCGACCGCTACCGCAATCGGAGTTTCGGTCGAAAGTGTCGCCCGCGAGTACGAAGGCCTGTTCTATCTCTCACAGCGGACTCGATCATCGGTCAATGACCTGAAGGCCTACTCCTACGCGGCGAAGCAGATTGGAATCGACGCCGGTCAATCGACGAGCACGATCCAATCCTTCGCAGCTGCGATGCGTCGCAATCCGGGAGTGCAGGCCTTCGTGGCCGCAAATGGTGGTGTCGGCAAAGACGCCGTCGAGCAGCTGACCAATTTCATTGCTACGCAAAAGCAACTGTTCGGCGAAGATGGATACTTTGTTGCGGCAATGAACGCCGCGATCGGCGGCATCCCCGAAGATACGTTCCGCCAAATGTGGGACAACCTTCCGAAGATGAATACCGCTTCAAAGGAGATGAAGCGGCTCCGCATGGAGGCCGGCCTCGCTGGCGATGAACTGACCAACAAGGGAGTCGAATTCGCGAACGCATGGGATCACTTGCTCGGCGTCCTTGATATCGGCAAAGACCGGATTGCCAACGACCTGATCGATCCGACGACGAAGGGCGTGAAAGCGATTGACGAGATCGTGCAGGCCTTCAACCGGGCCGACGTCGCAAGCAACGGTTGGCTGGGGACGATCGTTGGGGTCGGATCGGCGGTGGGGGGCACCACTGCGGCAATCGCGCTGTTGCTGCGAATGCTGGGCTTTGGCGGGCTGGCGGGACTGGCCGGGCGCGGCGCGCTGGCGTTGATCGGCGGCGCAGCGGGTGGTGCTGCGGCGGGCGCCTATTACGGGTTCGGGCTCAACGGCGAGACTGCCGGCAAGGCGGACGATGAGCCGCTGTCGAAGGAATACCGCGCCAAGCACGGCTCTTTCAGAGGCGGCACCGCCGATGCGATGCGCGACCAGACCATCGCATATTTCATGGGGCAGGGCTGGTCCCGCGCCGCGGCGACCGGCATTGCGGCGAACATCGGCGCCGAGAGCAATTTCAACCCGGCTGCAGTCGGCGACGGCGGGCAGGCGGTCGGGCTGGCGCAGTGGCACCCGGATCGGCAGCGCGCGTTCAAGGAATGGTCCGGGAAGGATTTGGCGGGATCGAGCTTTCAAGACCAGCTTGCGTTCATCCAACACGAACTGACCGCGGGACGCGACGCGGGCGCGCGCAGGGCCGGGGAAAAGCTTCGGACGGAGAGCGACGCCTACAACGCCGGCGCGATCTTCAGTGGCCTCTACGAGCGCCCAGCGGGCGCCGAATGGGAGGCTCACAAGCGCGGGAACAAGGCTCTGGCCTGGTACGACGTGCCCCTCACGCAAGGTGCGGTTCCGTCGGAAACGTCCGGGGCGCCGACGATCAACCAGACCAACAACGTCAACATCACAGCGACCGACACGTCCGACGCAAACATGCGACTGCGCGAGACCTTCGAGCGGTCAGCCGCGGACCTTGTCCGAAATTTCCGCGGGGCGACCCAATGAGCGACCAGTATTTAAGGAAGTGCTCGCTGATCGTCACGAACGGATCGGATGGGCTGGACCTCTCAAACATGCGGGTCAAATTCATCGTCAGGCAATCCAACGTCGAGACGCCGAACCATGCTGTCATCCGCGTCTACAATCTGAGCGATGAGACCGCAAACGCCGTCCAGAGCGAATTTCAGAAGGTGACCCTGAACGCCGGCTATGAAGCGGGCGCCTTCGGCCTGATTTTCACCGGCACCATCAAGCAGGTTCGGCGCGGACGCGAGACGCCAACCGATAAGTATCTCGATATCGTCGCTGCCGACGGCGATATCCCCTACAACTTTTCAAAGATCAACAAGTCGCTGGCCGCCGGATCGACGCTTAGTGACAAGCTGCAGATCCTCGCGAAGGCGATGAACCTGCCCGTTGGATATGTGCCAGACCTCCCTCCTGGAGCGTTTCAGCGTGGTGAGGTGATGTATGGCCTCTCTCGCGACATGATGCGCGACGTCGCAAATCAATCGAAGTGCAGCTGGTCAATCCAAAATGGTGAGTTGGTGCTCATCCCGGACGAGAGCTATCGCCCAGGCGAAGCCGTGGTGCTGAACTCGAAAACGGGAATGATCGGCTTGCCGATGCAGACGTTCGGCGGGATCGAAATCAAATCACTCCTCAACCCGAAGCTGAAAATCGGCGGGCTGGTGCAGATCGACTCCTCCAGCATTCAGCGGGCCCTGTACAGCGGTCAGGATCTTTGGCGTCCAGGTCGTCTCGAAGATCAGAAGGGAAGGCTGCCGAAGGTCACGCAAGATGGCTTTTACAAAATTCTGGTCAGCGAATTCGAGGGAGATACCAGAGGGCAGGAGTGGTACTCGCAACTCACCTGCATCGCGATCGACAAAACGGCAAAGACAGAGCAGGCCGTCAGCCCTTCCGGGCTCGACCGTGGCCCGATTGCCGGCGTCACCGTCACTCCGACAGATCAGTTCACTCCACGAAATTGATGAAGGGAAGCCCTATGCTCGACACAAGAATCGCGCCGCGTACCATGCTCGCCGCCGCCATAGCAGTGAAGACCGCGGCGTCGCTGAAGCTTCAGCGGACCTCGGATGCGGTGAAGACCGCGAGGGAGTTACTGGACCAGTGCGCCGTCGAACTCGCTGCCTTTGGCGGTCTCGAAGCCGAGATCGAGGCCTACAACGCGGAGGCATTCAAGGCCTGGGGCATCGCAGGCGGCCCCGGCCGGCCGCCCTCCGAACTCACTCCGGAACTGGAGCGCGCGACGAAGGACCGCGCCGACGCCTTTCAGCGCTTCAACGCCGCCATGTCGGCGCACAAATCGCTCGCGGTCGAAAATGATCAGGCGCTGCGCGAATATTCGGAGGCCGTGGCCACGGTCGACGAGGCAACCGACGCGGTCTTGGTCGAGGACGCGGAGACGGTCGCGGCCGACCTCGAGCGATTGCAGGCCCTCACCAATGCGCTCCGGTTTCGGCTGCGCGCGGTCTGCGGACAAAGCAGGCCGGTGCGGACCGGCGGATTTCAGTTCCTCCGCATTTCCCAGCGCGCTCGCGGTCTTTGCGATTTCCCACGCGAGCCGTTCACCTCGCCGTTCCTCAACCCGGAGCGCCAGGAGGCCGAACGCTGGCAGGACTATCGGCACCGGCTCCAGATCGATCCTGAATCGGTGCTCGATCCCAGTTGA